GTATGCCTTGTGGTCCTGTTGGTCCTGTTGGGCCCCCTGGACCCTGCTCGCCAGCTGGCCCCTTACCACCCCTCCATTTGTTCTCAAGGAAGTCCGTAATCAGAGGAAAGCTAACTCCTGTAACTCTATTAATCTGGATGACGCTTGCGTCTGGGTTCTCTGTGAGGTAATCAAAGAGAATTTTGTCTGTGTAGTTGTAGTTCATTTCTCTTTGGCTTTTGCTTTCATAATTTCCATAACTGACTCATCGGTTTCGTCTGTCTCGCAGATATAAGTTACGAAGAACTTCTTCCCGTTAATCTGTGTTTCCCAATAAAAAACGGTCAGCTTCTCAACCTCATCCTCCGTCATTGAGTCGCAGATGTCAGCGACTTTGCTCTTGTACTCTTTTGGTGTAAGTCTTTTCAGTTTCATAGTTTAAAGGTTTAGTGCCAAACATCTTCAAAGTCTTCCCCCTCTCCAGCTTTGGAGTAATCCGTTGGGCGTAGAGCGAAGAAGTCCGTATGCGTGAGACCACCCGTTAGGTGATAGAACCAATCGAGGTTATCCGACTTCGTGGTGTCAACGATGAACACAGGCTCGTATCCGAGCTCGATAAGCTTCTCGTTGGCACGCTTGCGGATGAACTCCACCAAGTCCTCTGCCTTCAGGTTCTCTAGGTCCCCGTTCTCAAACATCTTGTTGATGAAATCAATCTCCATGTTGACGCTCAAATGAGCAGCCTCCAGAATCTTCTCTCTCGCTGCATCCCTAAGCTCTGAGTACTCTTCGCACATCTGCCTGAATAGCATACAACCCATCTTAGAGTGCAAGGATTCGTCCCTCACAGACCATTTCATCTGCTGCCCTATCCCCTTGAGGAGGTTACGCATCTGAAAGGAATACAGCACAGCAAAGGAGGAGTACAGCGACACACCCTCAGCGAAGGCAGAGAACACCGCCAGCGACTTGGCTACCTCGACCCTAGCGAGTGGCATCGTTGCCAGCTCCACATAGGTGTAGTCGTTCTTGGTGTTCATCAGGTTGTCGAACTTGTTCTTCGTTACCTCGTTATGTAGGAAGCCGTCGAAGTTCTCCAAGCCCAAGGTCTCGTTGAGGTAGCTGTAAGCCGTTGCATGGATGGTCTCCTGAGAACCAAACATCATCGCCATCTGGATGATTTCATGCTTCGGAAACCACCTTGTGACCTGATTTGTCCAATAGTCGGACACAGCACACTCTGTTTGTGCGAAGCCTAGCAAGATGTTCCCGACGAGCTTTTTCTCGTGGTCAGATAAGTTTTCTCTAAAGTCTTTAACGTCCTGTTGCATGGGTATCTCCGTGTGCAACCAGAACGCTTGAGCTTGCTTGAGCCACCCCTCCGTATAGTAGACGGGGTACTCAAAGGGTTTGTATGGGATTCTTTGTTTAAAGAGCATCTTTGATTTTTTTAATGAATGAACTAGTCTTTATCTCCTCCAAATCAGCCACTGGAATCCATGTGAACAGGTCGCTACGGCCTTCCCTTGAGTGGTTCTTGTAGGGGCCCGCAAATTTATAGTAAACCTGCTTATCCTCCAATAGCTTTGGCTCCACAATGGACACGATTTTGTCCCTATCCACCATCACCCATCGGTCCTCAAACTCATAGACAATGAATGTCGCTAACCCGTATCCCCAACCTACCTTACCGCTTACATTCTTCATCTCGAAGATAGCGTAAGCCTCGTTGAAGCCAGAGCCCCTTGAGAGCCTTCTACGGCCCTTCACGTCGATGCAATCCCCGTTGATGGATACATCCCAGTGCTCGTGGATGTTTTGGTACTGAGAGGCTTTCAGGATGGTCTCTGGCAGACCGTAGGTGATGATATAGTCAGCGACAAACCTCTCCTCTGCCGATTTCCCTTCGGCTACCGATGAAGCAAACCTGCTCATATTACTGAGAGTTGTGCTCTTCCAGAGCGTCTTTAAGGAAGTCTAACTCCTTCCTTGAATCCACCAACAGCTCGGTGCAAGCTTTCCTAACGAGCTCTTCGTCGTGTATCGGGTCCCCTTTTTCGTCGTGTAGTTTTTCGTATAGGTCGATTGCGTGTCTTTGAATGCGACTTACCGACATCAGGTAGTAAGCCGACAGTTGTATCTTGTCCATCGTTTAAGATTATGTTTATGGTTTGGTCTACTTGTAATTGGTTTTTAGGTAAAAAGATTTTGTAATCAGTCATCTCGTTGATGACCAGCCAGTGAAGAAATAGCTTCCAGCGTATTGTGAATGTGTGCTGCGAAGGCACAAATCCCTTGGTCTCAATGATGAACTTGTGGTCATGCGACACAAAGTCAGGCTTGTAGGTGATAGGGAACTCCTTCCCGTTACTTCGGTTGACCATGAGCTGAGCCCCGTTGGTACACTTAAAGTAGGTACCTGAGAAAACGAAACCGTCCATGAGCGTGTACGATTCCGACTCATAGTCGAATACCAAACCAGCGTTTCTGAGTTTCTTGTAGCAGTAGAGCTCCAGACCACTCTTGAATTGGATTCCATCGTAGAAGTTCTTCTCTGCATTTATCTTAGTTTTTTTGGCCATCTGTAAATCTATGAACCTATCTGTCAATTATCTAAATAAAGTTTCACTTAGTTCTCCACAAGCTAAAGGGTTAAACATCAGCGAGCCATCGTTGAAGTAGAAGGTGTTTCTGTCGAAGTTGCACTCGAACATGAGAGGGTTGTCCAACGATGTAGGGGAACCTCCCGTCTCTGTCTCACGAATTTTACGAACGTGCATCTCAACAGTTCGCCTCAACGCTGCATCGGGGTGCTGAATCTTTCTGTGGAAGGTCACGAAATCATCCGCCCTATTTACGAACTTACCACCTCCCTCGGTCTGCTCTGCAAACGGGGCAATGGGCAATCCGTCTGGGCCCTTCATACGCTGAGCCTCCGTTACTGCGTGAGCATTTAGCCACACCGCAATGCCGTTAGCGTTCGCCATTGTCAGCATCTCGCTAATTGCTTCGTAGTCGTACTCATGCACACCCAAGGTAGAGCCCTGCCTCATATCACGCTTAAGGCCATTATAGGGGTCTATGAGGACCCCATCAAGCCTCTCTTGGCGTAGAACCTTCTCAGTGAAGACGAGGAGGTCATAGAAGGAGTAGGTTTTGTTGTTCTCGATAATCGTAAAGTGAGCTCGAACCCAGTCGTAGCTGAGCTTCAATTCAGCCTTGGTCATCGACTCAATGGTCTTACCCATGGCGAAGGTCATTAGCTTCATCTTCACGGAGGCGGTCTTGTTCTCGGAGGTGTATAGCAACCACTTCCATCCGTGCTTCATGGAGCTAGCCACCTGTAGGTACAATGCGAAAGTCGTCTTACCGATGTTGGAATGGCCGTTGATAACCATAAAGTTCTTCTTGAACCGCCAGTGAGCGTCAACCTTCTCAATTCCAGTGGACAGACCTTGAGGAATCTCCCCTCTTGCGAACATGGAAATCCACTTGTAATCGTCGTCGTCAGAGGAGATGAAGGACATATCCCCATCGCTGATTAGGAGCTCCCTACGCATCTTATCACGCTCGTCAAGGACATTCTTAATGGGCATTAATTTGCCTCGCTCTAAGCCGTCCCTGATGGTGTTCATGGCTACCTGCATGGAGTCCACATCTCGCTTGCTTATCTCCCTAGCCAATACACGGACGACCTCATCCTCCTCCATCAGTGAGGCAGCGACGTAACCACCACAGAGCACAGAGGCACGAAGCAGCACATCGTGCTTCTCCCCCTGCTCAGCTCTGCGAATCATGCGACACGCTATGTTCAGCTGTTCATAGTCTGTGATACCAGCTGTTTTAACTTCAATCTGTTGTGCCTCGGCTCGTTCGGATAGAAGACCCCCGTAGGGTTCAGCGTCCTCCCTATATACAATCTCTGGGTCGTAGCTAAAGAAGCAAGCCCTTGACACATTGATACCTGTTGGGTCTACCTCAAGGCCGTAATTGATGTCGTAGTACTTGATGATGGAGCGGTAGTGGTCTCGGTGGCGTTCGGGGTTTGATATCCTTACCACGACCTTGATGCCTCTCCCAGAGGGGGACACGAAGCATACAAGCGTGTGCTTGTCCAGTGCTATGTGCCTCTTGGCTTCTACAGCGTTAACATCGTCGATGTCGATAACCATCAAGCCAGAGTGCTCCTCAAGGGACGCATCGTCCCTCGTTCTGAACACCCCAGAGAAACAGATGATGGGTAGCTGCTTCTTCTCGTCTTTAGTCGCCTCGCCTGAGCGAATGCGCTCAATAATCGTTAAAGAATACTTTTTTGGGTTCGCCACTTGTTGAACTACTTGTCCAAGCGTGGCGATAATCGGGCTCGCTGTGTCCGTCAGTGTCTTGAACACCGTTATCCTCTTGTCTAGTGGGTTGGTCTCGTTCATCTTGTAATACGATTTTTAATAAAATTAAATAGCCAATTAAATCAGTTACGGTGTCTTCGGTGTGGTCGTTGAGCCCTCGGTTCTTGATGCGGTTCAACTTATCATCTATCCTAGCGCAGATAGAATCCCTCGGTGATTTCTTGCTGAACACATTCGCTGGGTTTGTTGCGCTATCCCCGTAAGCGATGTTCTTCTCAATGAGCAAGGTCTCAATAGCACGGACTTGCTCGATAATCTTTTCGTTAGTACTCTTTTTGGTATCTTCCATTGTCATATTTTTGGGTTACTTGATAAACAAAAGCTTCAATCTCTGAGCCGTCCTCCATGATGAGCGGTATCTTCTCTCGCTCGTAGAAGTAAGGGTGGCCCTCAAGGGAATCTAAAATCCTGAGTCCCACATCATCAACGGAGTAGAGCTCTATTGTGACATTCTCGCCATCCTCGTGCTCTCCTTTGATTAAGTAGGGGAGCCCGTCAACGCATAGCCTCATCTTCGCCTTGGTTTCGCAATCGCCTAAGAACTCGGCATCAGCGTACTCCATGTAAGGGTGGTTGCCTTTATTGCGCTTTAGAGTGCCATACACTCCAACTAGGTGTCTATCCATTGGACACCTCCATTCGTATTCTTCTAATGAGCCTTGATGCGTTGGACACAAAGACTGATGATGGTCTGCTCTGACCATTGTATACTTTAATGAATCCTCCCCTCGACATATCTAAATGCTTGGCCATCGTGGATTGCGAAATGCCATATTCATCCACAAGAGACCTTATGATGTAAACGGCTTTCTCAGGTGTCATGGTCTTTTGTTTAGTAAGTGTAGCTTTTTTTCTGCAATTCTAACGGTTAAATCGCTAAATGCAGCCCTATTCTGCAAAACAGATTGCAAATTGCTTGACTCTTGCTCGATTGATTCGGCCCCAAGCTTTGAGGTCCATTGCGTATATCGCTTCGTGTCAAATAGTTCTTGGTTCATAGTTTAAAAGTTATCGTTACACCAGATGGGGGTCTTTTCGCCAACATAAGCCGATGTCATATTAAAGTAGAAGTAATCAAACGCATCCTCTTCGTTCATGTCTTTTGAAAGAATTTCAATGCACTTAGATATAGAGTAAATGAGGCGCATGGTCTCCCAGTCAATACCTATGATAGCATCGTCGAAGCCGTCGGCTTTGAGGAGTTCTTCTTCCTCGTAAATTTTGAATAATTTCTCGCTGAATTTAGTCATAGGTTTGGGGTTAATGGGTTAGGTGGTAGGGGCATCCAGTAGAGAACTGAGGATAATTCATTGTAGGACTCCCAACAAAAAGATGCATCATCAAGCTCAGATAAACATTCTACGGTTTGATAGCCATGTTTTGTAAACACTAGAACATCTTCACCAAAAGCGGGTTTCTTTTTTTTCAATTTAATCCATTTTCTGCTACGCTCTTCTACAAGCCTAATGATTTCTTCTTGCTGCTTCTCAGTGAGCATCACATCACCATTCGAATCTCGCATCTGCTCGAAGCATGAGCGCAAGCTCCATTCGGTTTTGATTGTTTCGTTTTTCATGGGGTTGGGGTTTATATGTCACAAATTTTGACAAGATATGTGACAGATGCTTGTGCAAATCTTTACCTTTTTTGCGACAGGGTTGGTAAGGTTATAGGCTGACGCTGGGGGAGGTTTTGTCAGGGTGTAGACTGACGATTATACCCGAATGCGTATAGTTTTTGGGTTTTTCTTTACAGACTTATAGTGTCCAGATTAGTGTGAGCATGATTAAAATAAAGAGCGCAGTGGCTATTCCCTTGCCGATTTCAATTAGCAATTCGAGTACGTTTCCGATGTTCATAACTTACCCTTTAATCCAAGACTTTAGGAAAGTTTCTTTTGCTACACCTACAAACAGATGCCCCACGAAGAACGAAACGCCAAGAGTTGGGTTTAGCACACCGACAGCCACCGATGCGACGACTATCTTGCACATCTGAAACAAGTGCTCAGCGTCCGTGAGGAACACCAAGAATGTAGAGCTGAACGGGAATCGCTCCTCTTGAGGCATCGGGGTACCGAAATGATACCACTTTGGTTTATACGGCTTAAGCCTACCAGACCTCGTTAAAGCCCATTTGTTCTTCCAAGAAGCCATGCTGTTCCATTTCATGAACTTAGGGCCCCATTGGCTCTTGATGCACTCATCCTCCATCTCGTTGAACAGCATGAACAGGAAGCCTAGTAGTAAAAATAAAAGTTCCATTAGATTACATTTAATAGTTTAAGTATTAGTACAAATATCCCACCGCTTATCATTACAGCCATACCCGATAGGATTAGCCATAGTAGCAAAGTAATCGATGGTGGGAACTCAACGACTATTTTACGCTTTTTGTGTCTTCGACTCTTGATTTCCATTTGATTTTGTCCGCTATCTGTTTTAGGTTTACAACTCCCGCCTCCGTCGCCTCCCAGAAATCTTGCGATTCTAGGAGTACGACATTGGTTAGAGGCTTGTTGGGTGTTACAAGCAAAACATGGGTTTCCATTGGATGTCTCCTGTGATTAGAGAGCTTGGCGACAGGGTTTTCAAAGGTTCCTACTTGAATGTTCAGCAGTATCTTCTTGTCATCCTTGGTGAACCCAAAGAACGGATTGTCAGAGTAAACCATTTTGACTTTCCATTCGAGTGCTACGAAAAACGCTATAAATTCTTCCATTTAGAAGGGTAAGTCAGAGGATTGCTGGGGAGCTTCTGACTGTTGTGGTTTTGGTTCTACAAGAATAGCGTAAGGCTTCTTGGGGTCTCGACCATTCTTGACCCTGATTCGTACACGGCCATTGTGGTCTGCTTTTTTAATAGCCTCTTGCATTTCTGCAACAGTGAGCGATAGCGTGTAGCCTGAAAATTGGCCCTCGTATTCATCGTAAAATACGCTACCGCAGTAATTTGGTTTTGGTCTAGTTTCTGTTGACATAGTTTTTGTTTTTAAAGAATGTTTGTGATGATGTGATTGTCTAAATCTCTTCCTTCTATAAAGAAATCTCTATAGGTAATCGTAGCGTTTCTTACAAGCCGCTCCCCCAGCTCGTAAAACTCCCTTGATACGCTGAACATACCAAGGTCTCCAGTCGACTTGTCAATCACAATGAAGTGAAAGTTCAAGAAATGAACAGAGAATATCTTTGAGTATATGTACACCTGTGCAGCGTACCCATACCTCCTAGCACTTTGCTCGAACGATGTGATGTCCGAAGTGGTTTTGATGTCGTAAATTGAACCATCGCTGTGAATCATGTCAGCCTTCGCACGGAACGGATAGCCGTTCACATAGCCAATCCCAGGCTTCTCGTACACCGAACCCTGAATGATATCGGATATAGTCCTGCAACGAAACATCGTGTCGCACAAGCTCTTGCAATCATCGTACTCGTCTCGTGTGATAACGGATTTGCCCTCAGATGCACCCTTAGCGTCCTTGAAAGCCTTCGTGCTCTTGGAGGCTACATCAACCACAACGAATCGGTTCTCAAGCTCTTGAGGCTCAAGAACCATCGTGTGAAACAGCTTGCCGTTTGTGAGCGCAGGGCTGTCCGAGTTTGAGCCGAAGCGTAGGTAACGATGATAAGCCTTCGGAGATTGGTTCAGAATCTTCACAGAGGAA